CATTGGTGTTCCCGTCAATAACCAAAGTCGGTCAATATTTTTAACAAGGTCATTGATTAATTTCGTCCTTTGCGCCGTAGCATTTTTGATATAGTGTGCTTCGTCGATAATGACCAAATCAAAATTGGCAGCAAGAACTTGAGAATCGTCTTTCTTTTTAGTGTCATGGAAATTTTTTATTATGTCGTAGTTTATGATAACAAAATCGGATTCGGTACTAAAATTTTTACTTTCAGCAATATAGATTGACTTGTCCGAATAATTTTCAATCTCTCGTTTCCAATTAATCTTTAAGGTTGCAGGACAAATGATTAATACTTTTTTTGCTCCTGCTTCCAAAGCCGCAATAATTGTTGAGGTTGTCTTACCAAGACCCATATCATCGGCAAGAATGAATTTTTTATTCTCAACCAGTTTTTGAATTGCTTCTTTTTGGTGTTCAAGTGGTGGACGATGTGAATATTTTGAATAATCTAACACAACATCTTTAACTGAATTATCTTTGATGATTGCAACTTTTGGTAACCAAAAATCGTGAAGTTCCTCATTTTCAAAAACTTTACCCCAAATATGGTACGCCTTTTCTTTGTCTGCCAAAAGTTTCTCAACCCAAACTTTTTGTGGTATTTCTGTGTATAATTTGTCGTCGGCTAATTTCTGAGAAAAATAAGTGTCAAGAATTACCCATTTTTTAGCAACCTTTGGTTGTTTGTCATGAAAATTGATAATATATTCCGATTGACTTCTTGTTGGATAAAATCTTCTATTAACTTGTGATTTGCGTTTTAATTCCAAAATATAGTTATTGCCACCCTCGTATAACTCAAGAATGGACATCGCCTTTGATTCTAAACTAACATCACTCATCTAATATTAATAAATTTACTTTAAATATAGTTAAAGTTTGAGTATTTATCAATATATGCAGAAATTAGTTCCAATAACAAGATTAGGTAAATTCTTTGGTGGTGAGGATTTTGACCTTGACATTGATATGGGTCAAGAATGGTTAGAGGGTGATATGAACTTTACCGTTGTACTATATCGTATTGACCGATATAAAACAAAGAAAGATGATGTATATGGTGAAGTAGTTGAAGATGGTATTCAATTTATGGCACCTGTAGAATTGAAAGGTTTAGTTCAGGTTATGGCACCAACAAATAAATTCTATGGTACTTCCAAAGTTGAATTACAAGAGCCAGGTAATATGAAATTTTCTATTTATCAAAAACAACTTGATGATTTGGGTGTTGAAATATTCATGGGAGATTATTTTGGTTATTATGAAACGGAAGACCGAGTTAGATATTATTCGGTTAGTGATGATGGATATGTTAGGTCTGACAATAAACATACTTATGGTGGATACAAACCGTTCTATAGAACAATTGTTGCAACATATGTAAGTGAAAATGAATTTAGAGGGTTATAATGAAAGTTATCATCACAGAATCACAATTTGATGATTTATTTTTGGGTAAAAAAGTAATGGTATATTATAACTTACACAAACATACTTTTTCGGTTACTTATGATGGTAAGGTTATTATGTATGCAGACTATGTTAAATTGGGTGATGTTGAGTTTAGAGTTAGAAAAGGTGGAAAAGAAAAAGTTCGTTCAGAAAAATCAAAAAATGTTCATGCATTTGTGATTGGGAAATTATTGGATTATTGTGAATATCCTTGTGATGAATTACCTGTCACAGATTCTAATAGAATTGTGACATATAATCCTTACAAACATGATTCATTTGTATATAAACAAAGTGAAGAGCCAATTTATGTCGCAAAAGAAGTTGATATAATTAATTCACAAAATAAACTATTTGTAGTAAAAGAATAAATGCCATTACCAAGAACAATAGTTAAACCAACATTACCTTTAGTACCAAAAAAAGTTTTATCTGAAAGAAGAGAACAACTTTTAGAGTATATTAAAGATGACGGAACTTATTTACCGAAGTCAGTATTACATGCCGACTTAGATAGGGGTATGTTAGATTTTGTAAAAACAGAACTTGAGGTTGTCACCGCAGGAAAAATAGTACCATTGTTAGATATTATTATTACAACACAAAATTGGTCCCAATATTTAGAGACTTGGAAATTTGTTGATATGGATTATAATCCTTCACCACCATTCATTACTGTTGTTAGAAATCCTGAAGTTAAGTATGGTACAAACCCATCACTTCAATATACAATTCCAAATAGAAAACAATTTTATTATGCGTCCGTTCCAACTTGGAATGGTAATGAGCAAGGTATGGACATTTATACAATTCCACAACCTGTTCCTGTTGATATAAAATATAGTGTTAAAATTATTTGTAATAGAATGAGAGAACTTAACCAACTTAATAAAGTTGTTATGCAAACATTTGCGTCAAGACAAGCATATACTTTTATTAAGGGTCAATACGTTCCAATTATTATGGATAATGTTTCGGACGAATCCCAAATGAATATGGAGTCAAGAAAATATTATGTTCAAAGTTATGAATTTACAATGTTGGGTTATTTAATTGATGAAGATGACTTTGAGGTTAAACCCGCAATTCAAAGAGTTACCCAACTAATTGAAATAGATACTTCATCAAGAAAACAAAAAAGAAAACAATATCCTGAAAACCCTAATGAGTTCCAAATGCCGTTTTTATTTGTTTCAGGAAATACCTCTTTAACCGATAGAATTGATTTTACAGCAAATATGACTTTATTGTCAACAGATAATATTGACAGTTTTGATGTTTACATTAACAATGATTATTATGGTAGTGACCTTCAAGTAATTGAGATATCAACCAATGACATTTTAAGAATAGATGTTACAAAAAATGACGATACTCAAGAATCAACTGTATTATTCGAAAACAAGTTAGTTTAATCCTCTCCGTAGATATCCTTCTTTTCTTTACACTTTTCAAATATTAAATTCTCCAAAAATTTATAAATCTTTATTCCACGTTTTTCACAATATTTTTTTAATATGTCGTGTGATTCGGGGGATATTTTGATGTTCTTGATTTCTTTCTTGTTATTCATGGTAGGAAAAAAGGTAGAATTAATTCATACTCTTTATAAATACTTATCCAAAAGTAAAGTTTTTTCACAAAAACTATAATATTTATCTGTAAAATAAATCTGTAACTGCATAATTAAATAATGGCAATATCACAAGCAAATCAAAAAGTATTCGTATCACCAGGCGTATACACATCTGAAACCGACTTATCTTTCGTAGCTCAAAGTGTGGGAGTAACGACTTTAGGTCTAGTAGGAGAAACAATAAAAGGTCCAGCATTTGAACCAGTATTCATAACAAACTATGATGAGTTCCAAGCTTATTTTGGAGGAACTGAACCTGTAAAATTTTATAACACTCAAATTCCAAAATATGAAGCGGCATATATCGCTAAATCATATTTACAACAATCAAATCAATTGTTTGTTACAAGAGTGTTAGGGTTATCAGGTTATGATGCGGGTCCATCTTGGAGTCTTTCCTTAATTGCCAATGTTGACCCAACAACAATTGGTTCACCATCAAATGCAACAATGTTTACAGCAACATTTACAGGATATTCTTCAGGAAGTACTGTTACATTCTTGGATACTAATGATTTACCATCAGAAGTTAAGGCAAATTTAAATGTACAATATAGATTACAAGACGGTTCTGTATCAACGATACAAACAGACTTTGATGTTTATTTAGGTGGTAATGGTGTTATTGGTACACCATCTCTTTCAGCTACGACATCTGTAATGTATGGTTCGATTCCTAACACAGAATATTATAACCTCATTAATTCATACCCAACGGTTAAAAACCCATATGATTGTACTAACAATTTTGACCTTAACGATTTATCTGCAGCGTCAAATGACCCTTGGTATTACGCAAACTTTGATATTATATCAGGAAATAACTATGGTGGATATTCATTCTACTATTCTGTTACTAATTTAATTTCAGGTGGTAGTGGTAGTTTTACAGGTACCGTTACAGGTGAATCGTACACTTTTACAGGTACGGCTTATACTGATTTTAATAACATGGTTGTTGCAACACTTCGTTCAAGAGGTATTACACAATACACAAATAACACAACAAGTGACGAACACGGACCTGTTTATGAAGTAGGTGTTGACTATAACAATAATAATACTTGGGTTCCTAATAACCTACAATTAATTTGTACTGGACAATATTCAGGTATTACAGAAACACCATATGGTACTTTCTTACTTTCAGGTGTTACTAAAGATAACGACACATTTGCATTAGAAACTTCTTTATTAGCTTCTTCAGCAAAATATATTACTAAAGTATTAGGTGTTGATAATTTTGGAAAATCAAGATTTCAAGTTCCTATTTATGTTGAAGAGGTATATCAAGGAAGTTTAAACTATGCATATAATCAAGGTTATATTCGTGGATTAAATTGCAATTTAATCGCTTTACCTGACGCAAGAAGTCAATCAAGTCAATCAATTGCATGGAATTTAGAGAAATACCAATCACCTGAAACACCATTCTTAGTTTCTGAATTAAGAGGTAATAAGGTTTATAATTTGTTTAAGTTCATTTCAATCTCGGATGGTGATAGTGCTAACACTGAAATTAAAGTTTCAATTGCTAACTTATCATACAATAATATGTCATTTGACGTATTTATTAGAGATTTCTTTGATACTGACGCAAATCCTGTTGTAATTGAAAAATTCACAAATTGTGTTATGGACCCTTCATCTAATAACTTTATTGCTAAAAAAATAGGTTCATCTAACGGTGAGTTTGCATTAGTTTCGAGATATGTTATGGTAGAACTTGCTAATGAATACCCAATTGATTCACTTCCTTGTGGATTCTACGGTTATACTCAAAGAGAATATGAAGATGCGTCAATTTACCCATCACCATATCCTAAATTTAAAACAAAATATGATTATCCAGGAGAGGTTATTTCTAACCCACCTTTTGGAACTGCTGTTGGTGGTTCAAATACGGTTGAATCTCCAGGAGATACTATAAGAAGAACTTACTTAGGTTTTTCAACACAATACGGTATTGACGAGTCGTTCTTAACATATAAAGGAAAACAAAACCCACAATCAAATTGGGCGTTGGCAACTGATTCAGTTAAATGGAATTATTTAAGTAAAGGTTTCCACATGGATTCAGGAGCTACTGTAGTTACCCTTGCAAACACAACAATGACAAGTGGTCAAACGGCGTTTGAATGTGGTGCTGCAGAATTTAGAAACGACCCACCAACACAAGAAAATCCATACTACTTTATCTACTCAAGAAAATATACGGTATGTTTCGCAGGTGGATTTGATGGATGGGATATCTATAGAGAATGGAGAACTAACCAAGACAGATTCCAATTAGGTTCTTCAGGTTATTTAGCTGGAGCATCACCTTCTTCAAGATACCCTAACGCAACAGGTGATGGACTATTCAAAAGGATTGTGGTTCAAAATAACACACAAGATTTTGCAAACACCGACTATTATGCTTATTTACTTGGTATTTTATCATTTGCAAATCCTGAAGCGACTAACATTAACATATTTGCAAGTGCTAGTATTGACTATATTAACAACTCTAATCTTGTAGAAGAAGCAATTGACATGGTTCAATACTCAAGAGCTGACTCAGTTTATATCTGTACAACTCCTGATTATAACATGTACACACCAGACTCTACAAGTTCTTTGGATATTATCTATTCACAAGAAGCTGTTGATAACTTGGTTAATACAGGTATTGATTCTAACTACACTGCAACTTATTATCCTTGGATTTTAACAAGAGATACTGTAAACAACACACAGATTTATTTACCACCAACAGGTGAGGTTTGTAGAAACTTAGCATTAACTGATAATATCTCATTCCCTTGGTTTGCATCTGCGGGTTATACAAGAGGTCTTGTAAATTCAATTAAGGCTAGACAAAAACTTACACAAACAGACAGAGATACTTTGTATCAAGATAGAATTAATCCTATCGCAACTTTCTCTGATGTTGGAACTGTAATTTGGGGTAATAAAACATTACAAGTTGCTGACACAGCACTTAATAGATTGAACGTAAGAAGATTATTACTTCAAGCTCGTAAGTTAATTTCAGCGGTGGCTGTAAGATTATTGTTTGAACAAAACGACCAAATCGTTAGACAACAATTTTTGGATAGTGTTAACCCAATCTTAGACTCAATTAGAAGAGACAGAGGTTTATATGATTTCCGTGTAACTGTATCATCTTCACCTGAAGATTTAGATAGAAACACATTAACAGGTAAAATTTACTTAAAACCTACGAAGGCATTAGAATTCATTGATATCGAGTTCTTCATTACTCCAACAGGAGCTTCGTTTGAGAATATTTAATAAACATAAAGGGGGTACGATTTGTACCCCCTTTATTAGCCAAGTATGAAAAGACAACTTATAGAGGGATTTAAAGGTGAGGGAACTCCAGATATGAAATATTATGCGTTTGATTGGGATGATAACATTGTTCACATGCCAACAAAAATAGTATTAAAAACAGAAGATGGTGATGAAGTTGGTATGAGTACAGATGATTTTGCGGAATATAGAAGTAAAATTGGAAAAGAAGACTTTGACTATAATGGAGATATCATTGTTGATTTTGCTGAAGACCCCTTTAGAAATTTTAGAACTGAGGGTGACAAGAATTTTTTAATTGATGCGATGAGGGCAAAACTTGGTCCAGCGTTTGATGATTTTAAAGAAGCTATTAATAACGGGTCCATCTTTTCAATAATCACTGCGAGGGGTCATAACCCAAACACTTTAAAACAAGCGGTTTATAATTATATTATTGACGGATTTAATGGTATTGATAAAGACCAACTAGTTAAGAATCTTAAAAAATACAGGTCGTTTTTTGATGAAGACGATATGACGGACGATGAATTAATAAAGTCGTACTTGGACCTTAATAAATACCATCCAGTGTCTTTTAATGATGATGAGGGTGCTGCCAATCCGGAAGAAGCAAAAGTTAAAGCAATGGAAGGATTTGTATCTTATATTAAGAAAATGGTAAATAAGTTAAATATGACAAATAAGTTAAATAAGAAAGCCTTTATTAAAAATGATGTATCTAATAACTTTATACCAGAGCAACCTAGTATAGGATTTTCAGATGATGATATTAAAAATGTAGAAGTAATGAGTAAACATTTTAAAAATAAACCAGATAATATAGTTAAGACTTATTCTACTGCTGGAGGCATTAAAAAAGAATATAATTAGATGATAATCTCGACAAAAATAAAGTAAAGAGAAAATTTTTTAAACAAGACTATATTTATAGGATATAAACGACAAAAAAAACAAAAAAAAAATTAAAATAACATGGCTGATTTATTAATGAAAATGCCGATACCTTATGAGCCGAAACGCCAGAACCGTTTCATCTTAAGGTTTCCATCAAGTTTGGGTATCAATGAGTGGTTTGTTGAAAGCGCAGCAAGACCAGCTATTAAGATTGGGTCAACTGAAATACAATTCTTAAACACATCTACATTCGTAGCAGGTAGATTTAACTGGGACCCGATTACTGTTAAGTTCCGTGACCCTATTGGACCATCGGCATCTCAAGCTCTTATGGAATGGGTTCGTTTACATGCTGAATCGGTGACAGGTCGTATGGGTTATGCTGCGGGTTATAAAAAAGATATTGACCTTGAAATGTTGGACCCTACAGGTGTTGTTGTTGAGAAATGGATTCTTTATGGAACTTTCTTAACTGACGTAAACTTTGGTTCACTATCATATAGTCAAGACGCATTGGCAGATATCACGGCTTCATTAAGAATGGACAGATGTGTGTTAGTGTATTAATACTATTTACATAAAATCACGATTAATTATATTTAACCGTAAAGCAACAAACTTTACGGTTATTTTTTTATATGGAAAATCAAGCAAGAGACCACGGTCAAGACAATTTCACACTACCACACGATGTGGTACAATTACCATCAAATGGTATTTTTTACAAAAACAAAAAGAAGTCAATTAAAGTTGGTTATCTTACCGCGTCAGATGAAAACATTTTGATGGGTGGAACCAAAGATTTAACGATGTCTTTATTAAGAGCAAAAGTTTATGAACCTGACATTAGAGTTGAAGAACTACTTGAAGGAGACGTTGAAGCTATTTTAATCTTTTTAAGAAATACAGGTTTTGGACCTGAAATTACATTAAATTTAGTTGACCCAAAAACCAAAAACGATTTTAAATCTACGGTATTGTTAGACTCATTAAATATTATTAATGGTCAACAACCAAATGATGATGGTACATTTACAATTACATTACCAAAATCTCAATCAACTATTAAAATTAAACCATTAAGTTATGGTGAGATTATTGAAATTAATAAATTGGGAGAATCTTATCCTCAAGGAAGAGTTGTTCCAAGAATAACATGGAGAATGGAACGGGAAATTGTTGAAATTAACGGCTCAACAGATAAAGCGGTGATTTCTAAATTTATTGAATCTATGCCAATTTTAGATTCAAAGTACATAAGAAAATTTATGAACGAAAATGAACCAAGATTAGATATGAATAAAACAATTATAGCCCCATCAGGAGAAAGTCTAACAGTAAATGTTGGGTTTGGGGCTGACTTTTTTCGTCCTTTCTTCTGATTATAGAAAAGTTCAGATAGACGAATTTTACTATCTAAACACATTAATGAAAATTTCTTATCAAGATTTTGAAAGAATGCCGTTATTTGTGAGAAAATATTTATTAGATAAATGGGTTGAAGATAATACGAAGGACTAAAAAATTAGTCCTTCTTCTATTTATAGAAAAACAAAAAAACTATTATGTCAAAAATTAATGAATCCGCAGATGGACTTAAGAAAACCTTTGAAAGTTTAAAATCTCCATTAAAATCACTTGTTAATGATATACTTGCTATGAATGAGGGTGCTGAGGCACTTAATCAGGCTTTTGTACAAAATGGGATTAGACTTGATGAAATGGCCGATGCGGTTGCAAGGTCTGCATCTGGTGTTATTCGTTTAGGTGGTAAAATTACTGACGTAAGCTCAACAATGATTCAAATTGCTTCGGGAGCTAGACGAAATGTTATTGCAACTGAAGAACAAGTTAGTAAGATTTTCGCAGCAATAAAAATATTGGGAGGTTCTAGTTCCGATTTAGTTGAAAATTTTGGTAATGTAGGTATTTCAATAAGTCAAATTGGTACAAATTTAGAGGACTCAATTGAGTATATCCAAAGTATTGGTTTAAATGCTCGAGAAGTAATGACAAGTGTTGGTGATAAAATGGAAAAAATGAACCGATACCAATTCGAAGGTGGTGTTTTAGGTTTATCAAAAATGGCAGCACAGGCTTCAATGTTAAGGTTTGATATGCAAGAAACTTTTACTTTAGCCGATAAAGTTTTAGACCCTGATAAAGCTATTGAAGTTGCAAGTGCGTTCCAAAGGTTAGGTGTTTCGGTTGGGAATTTAACGGACCCATTTGCGTTAATGAATCAATCAATTAATGACCCGTCAGGTTTACAAAATAGTTTAGTTGAGGTTGCAAAAACATTTACACAGTTTGATGAAAAAACAAAAACGTTTAAAATAAATCCTCAAGGGGTTTTAACTCTTAGAGAGATACAAAAACAAACAGGTGTTAGTGCTGCTGAAATGAGTAAATTGGGTCTTGCCGCTGCTGATTTGGACAGAAGACTTTCAAAAATTAATTTATCTCTTGATTTTGAAAATGAAGATGATAAAAAATTTATTGCCAATATGGCCACAATGGATAAAAGTGGTGAATACATTGTCCAATTAAAAAATGATAGTACAGGTGAGGTTGACAAAATTAAATTAAGTGAATTAACAAATGAAGAATTAAGGGCTCTAAGAATACAACAAGAGAATGCACCAAAAGATTTAGAAGATATACAAACACGTCAATTAGGGATACAAGATAATATTCTAAGTACTATTCGAGGTAACATGGCAAAAGGTACATTTGGAATTGCTGGTTCTACTGTTGTTAGAGATAATTTAATTGGTGCTGGAAGAGTTAGTCGTGCTGTTAGTGATTCAATTGATGATAAAATACCCCAAAGTGCTATAATATCCGAAAAAATAAACGATGCAGTTGATAAAATGAGTCAATTGTATCGTGAAAAAGATTTAAATAATATTAGTGCTGAAGATTTTACACAAAAAATAAGTTCACTTAAGGCGGATATTCTTAAAGGTGCTAACAGTTTAGGTAAAGAAGGTTCGGATGCGTTTTATAAGATTATGGAGGAGTCTAGTAAAAAAATCACAGGAACTAGTACAATTGAAAAAGAATTTAAAAAATTCACTCAGTCGATAACAAATACCGACGGTAAAATTACAAGTAATGAGAGGAATATTCAATCAAGGACTAATGATAAGGGATTATCCGATGTTCTTGGTTCAAGAGTTGAAAACCCAAAAAAATCGACAACATCTAATAAAACTAGTAGTGGTGACACAACTAAAACTAAAGTTGAATTTGGTGAAATTAAAATCACAATAGACACACCGCCAGGAACAACAGTAAGTCAACAACAACTAAATAATATTTTTAATAATCAACAATTTAAAGAATATGTTAGTAAGGTTGTGAAACAAGTTCCTGCAACATATTAAGGATAACAAAACATTTGATTGATAATAAAAAAACACAAACTAACCTATTTATTAAGAAAGAAATAAATGGCTAGTCCGTTAGATTATATTAGTACCGAAGGGTTTAGAAAAAAACTTATGTTAAGGAATTTAGTACCATACGCTAAATCACCTAGCCCTGCGACTCCACCAATAACATATGAGGTAGTTCAACAAGACATTTCAGTTATTGATAGTCCTGATTTTTTAATTGACACTACATTTTACGCCGATAAACAATACCCCCTTAATAAGTGGGGTAATGATGGGGGTTATGAATTTGCTCCTGATATTAGTGGAAATTTAAATACAACATCAAATCAAGGAGAATATGGTCCTGGACAACAGGATGCACATATTGTGGACACAGGATTTGCAGCAACTCAAAAATGGAGACCGTTAAATGCTTATTCAAGTCCGAATAATTTTGATGCTGGTGAGGCGGTTACATCTTTAGAAATTGTTAGACCCGACCAAGACAGACCACCAAACGGACAACCTTACTTTACATTTGTACCTTCATCATACAGAGCGGTATCAATTTTATTAAACCCTAACCCACAAGGTAGTGATGGTTTATTAAGTGATGACTCGTTTATTACTCGATTGGGTGCAAAAACTTTAAGAAAAGAATTTCAAGAACGTATTGGTAGGGAATTATTAAGACAAACAATCGGAAGAGCCAATATATTAAATGTTAATAGTACTTCAAATCTTGTTAATATTTTAACAGGTAATGTCCCGTTAATTGAACCAAATTATAACATTACTATACCGTCAAATCCATTGACCGCTGCTGCTGACTTTGCACTCAGATTAGGTGGTAGTACATCACCATTTTCACTTATTCCTGGTTCTTATTGGGACACAAGTATTAATCCTCCACAACCTACGACGTTACAACAATCGTTATTAGCCAACCCACTTGCGGCAACGGGAAACTTTATAAGTAATTTATTGGGTGCAAATAAGACAGGTACCCAAATATTCTATAACAATACAGGTCAAGGTCAAAAATCTATTTTATGGAAAAACCTTAACTTTAACAAATATAAACCAAATTACGATAGAACCATATTAGATAGATTAGGTGGAGCTCTTGTAGGTACAAGTACCAATAATACTAACTTTTATGTTGGTTCAATAACCTCTGACCCATCAAGAGTATTCTCACCGTCAGGTGCATTACCCTCAGACGCTTTTGGTAATGAACAACAAGACCCTGTTTATGGTCCGTCAGAGTTAGCACAACTATATGAAGGTCCGACTAAGGAAATTCGTTTGGGTGCTAACGGTCCTACCTATGGTAATGGTGGGGGTATTGAAGGTGGTTTTACATGGGTTTCTCCAAAATA